TGCTAATTGTGACTGGGCTACGGTGATGTTATCGGCAGAAACTACGCCTACTTTTTCTAATGCTTTTGCTTGATTGCCTAGGGCTTCAATCTGTGCCTCTGTCGCTCCATTTGTGTTAAGCAATAGTTGGCGCAAACGCGCTTGAGCCGCTTCCGCTTCTTGTGCCGCCGCAACCGATGATTTGAAGAATGAAACAATTTGACTACCTGCAAAGGTAACACCAATAGTTGCACCTAATTGTTTTAAGCGCGTAGTCATGCCTTCAAAAGCACCATCGGCTTTTTTAACATTATCATCAAGCCCTTTTAGGGATGATTGGGCTTGCTCTAAACCGGCTTTAAGGTCTGCAACATCGGCTTGTATTTTTACTATTACGGGATCAATTGTTGCCATTCATCAACCCCTTAACCTAGTCGCCAAATTCGTAGTAAAGACCCGTGAAAGAGTACCGTTATCGGATAATCTTCCCGCCGCCGGGCCTAGATATGGGTATTTTACGCCGGGTTTCCATCTAGGGTGGCCAAATTCAACGGCTCTGGCATAAACCATAGTCGCGCGAACTTCTACCGTGTAAAGACCACCAAAGCCTTTTATTGGCTGTTCTGTTGTAATGCTACGGCGCAAATTACCGGTGCGAACATTTGGGCCGGGTCTGCCGGATGCGTTCTTTTTGGCTTGTGCTTCAACAGCCAAACCCGTTACATAAATGGCTTGCTTAATTGCTTCATCGGCTTTAGCGCCATAAGTTTCTAAATCTTTAAGAACATCATTTAAATTTGTAACGGAAAGATTTACACTCATGCGTTTTCTGCTCTCTCGGCTCTTGATTTCTCAACAGTTGCCGCGATAGCAATTAACCAGTCGGCTGTATTGGCGGGCAGGTTATCTACCTGATCCGGTGTCCAACCAAACCGTTCAGCCATTGTGTAATACATCCATTCATCATCGGGATAATCAAACGCCGGGTTGCGCTCGCCACCATCCAATAGCCATTTTAGCCGTTGGAGTTTGCGCCAGTCGCTTTTGGGTCTTGTTCGTTCTCCGTTGTATCTGCAAGGCTAGGGAAAAGATATGACTGCGCCTCTTTGGTTTCATCTACCAAAGCATCATAATCACGCATTTCTAATTCGCCCAAAGATTCAATTTTGATTGCAGGTAGTGGCAAATCTAAAGACCATTCCTCAATCATCATTGCAATAAGAGCATCACCAAGAGCCATGGCGCGTGTTAAATCGCCGCCCTCAATCTCTGAACTTTTTAGAACTGCCTTACGATCCTTAACGCGTAGCAACTTTGGGTCTTTTAGTGAAACTGTTGCGCCGCTAGGTAGTGTTATTTTCTTAGCCATTTATGCCTCCGTTATATTTATGCCTTCCGATTATCTTACTAGGAATAGGGGCGCGGGATAGCGGGGAAGGCGTACCGCTATCAACCTGACCGCCCCTATTCTGGGCTTATTTGTTACGCGTAGGTTCCAGATGCTTTCGCGTTCTGAAGTGTCCACTCAATAGGTGAGAAACCACCGGTTGAACCTGCATCTGTTGTATTAGATTGTGCATTAATATCAACAGAAACCTGCACATAATCTTCTCCGCGCTCAATGACGGCGGCTGTGTAAGCGCCCTTAGTGAGTACCGCGCGAATCTGTACGGCAGATGCTCCTGCACCATACTGCCAGTTAAGAGAAATTTCTGGCTGTGTATTGTTTAGGAAACGGGTTAATTCGGTGTCATTCTCCATTATGAAAGTAATTTTGCCAGTTACCTCAAGAGGCCCAAGGAAAACCTGATATGGGTCTTGGGTATTTGAGATTCCGTAAATTGGAGTAACTGGGCGGGTCATGTCAATGTTTCCACTCATTGCATAAGAAACTGCGGAACCACCGATATAGACCACACCGCGCCAAACTGGGGTTGGTAATACGGTGCTAAATGATGGTGTGGGATCAGATGTTGTTACAGATGAGAAACCAGTTGTTTTGGTGTCATACTCCAACATTCCATCTGCGTTGAAGCGCAAAGAAAAATCAGAGAACTGGCAACCGGGATACTGGCGCACATTTACAGCGTAGAAATCTGTAAGTGTGTAAGAAATTGGTTGTGCATCTGCGCCACTTGTTAGGCTGTTAAGCAATGAAATTGTGTGGGTGTATGGTGCGGATACGCCGCTTGTAGCGACAGAACCCATAATTCCTGCGAGCGCATAACCGATTGTGTCGGCGAATACTGCGCCGCCGTAATCAACGGTTGAACGCTTACGGCCCGGAATGTAGTTGTAATTCAATACATTGGAACCGCGTAGCCCTTGATCGTATAGCGGATCAATAACATCTACGGGCTTTAATGAATCTTTTGCAACTGGGATAAAGTCTGTTGCGGCGACTGGCGTACCTTTCGTTACCTCTTTAGCGATACCAAGGTAAGAGCGTACGGATGCTTGGACTGCCATTTATTCACTCTCCTGCTTTCGTGTCTGACGGGGCAGACGGTTTGGTTGTTGGTGTTGTTTTTATTTCGGGTTTTGCCCCGCCACCTGCAACAAAATCAGGGTGGCTAAAACCTTCTGGCGCATCTACTGTATCGCCCGGTTTCACTATGCCAAGCGCAGGGAATATGCGTTCTTCTACGCCCTTATAGGTTAGTTTCATTCATGCTCCTTATGCTTGGATCATTTCTGTTACTGCAAATTCTAACTCAGCAAAGATTTCCGTAGCGCCTTCATCACTTGTAGCCGGTTCACCGTATCTACCATTGATTATAGGCTCTGCGCCTTGCCAAACTAGAACACCGCTTTCATCACCAAAATTGTGATCGCTCCGTAATCTTGTTTTAATGTTATCAATGAGGCAGTCAAAATCAGTCATTACATCCTCAGCGTTACGGTGCATAGAATGTGCGTAAATTTGAAGAATTACGGTGTAATCAACACGCTTCCATCCGCTATGCGCGCCTCCGATAGCCAAACGATTTTCTGTTTCTGAGGCTATAAAAATAACTACCGCCGAGCGGGTCAATTGGCCCGGTTGTGAATTAACTTGGAAATTAATGCGCTTTGGAAATGATGTAAAAACCTGATTTAAGGTTGCTATTGGGGGATTTGCAAGGAACTTAGCAAGCGTATCCCGTACGCCAGTACGCCCCGCCATTATCTAATCCTGCGATACAAATTAACCATATCAAGGGCAAGCGCGATTTCGCCCGCATAGCGTTGGTTATTACCAATGTTTGCGGTTGGCTGTGTAGTTAGATTCATCGTTAATGAACTATCGCCGCGCTGTTTGATAAATGCCGTAGTCATAAGAATTGTGGCTTGCTTGATAGCAAAAGGCATATTGCTAAAGCCCGCAAGCGTGTGATTATGAGCCAAAGGCGCTGTAAGGGGTACTGTTGTTGCACCATAGGTGTAGTTAGAGGCTACCGTGACCGTTTCAGCATTAGCGCCATCAATAATTTTGTATTGCGCGCCGGGCAAAATGCCAGAGGCGTTTGTAACCGTAATGCTTGAGGCCGCCGCCGTACCTGTGCAGGTGGTATTTACATAACCGGCAATGTAGGAATACTTGGTAAAGATTGGAACGCGTGGGCCGTATGTACCAAAAGCCAATGGGCCTTGTGAGGTATAGGTAGTGTTGATTTGGCTCAACGGAATAACAATTTGTTGATCCTCAAACCAGCATTGTGATGGGTCGGCAAGGGTTTGAAGGCCGTTAGGGTCTGTACCCCATTCAAAACTAGATAAAGAGATGATTGGGTTTTTATTTGGGTGTAGAAAAATAAAACCTTGAGAACCTATGCGGGTACGCTGTGTTTCCGTTACGGATTCAGCGTGTAAATCTTGGTTCAGATATTCATTTAGATATGAGGTTGCGCGCATAATGACACGCGCCAATTCTGCATCTTGCGCATTGGCGTTTCCGCCAACAACTAGATTGTCATAATCAATTGAGGTAGGCGCGTTCTTATATTCGGTAACGGTAATGTAGGGCTGTTCATTGAACCCTGTTTGCGATGTTACGCCTACTGCCATGATTATTCTCCATCTCGCTGTGTGTCCGTGGCTTCATGTCCACAACGCCCACATTTGCGAAACCAGCCGTCAAAGCCACATTGTACGCAAGTAAATCCACGATTTCTGTCGCCTTGAGAATAAGGATTAAGTGATGCCTCAAAAAAGCCTTCACGCTTCATTGCTTCTCCGTGTCGCGCATTATCTACATTGTAGATTCCGCCTTTATCCGGATTATATTTACGCCCGCCTATAACTGTTTCTTTTACGCCTCTATCCGGCGCTACATATCTGCCCATGTTTGCCTTTCCTTAGTAAGAGAGAGCGCGACTTTTCAAATATGCCGCGCCCTCTCAGACTTATTAAGTTATTGCTTACG